CCCTGCTCTCGATATTGAATCGGCCGATTAAATCCGGTGTTCACGATCTGGCTATCCAATGTCATGGCGAGGTATCGGAAGGCGTCCGCCGCGTGACTGGTCCAATCGTGAACCGGCCTCGGCTTTAGCGCCTGCAATTTGTCGTCGTATTCGGCTCGATAGAGCTTCAGGGCATCAATGCCGCGAGAGCATTTCTTGGCATCAAACCAGCATCGCGGGATGATCGTGCGGACCGCGTTGATACCGTCTTCAACCCGGTGCATTGCGGCAACCGTGATGTTCTTCAGCCCAAGGCTTTCCAGAACTTCCAGGCGGCTCTTGCCCGTTCCCAGCTCTTTGGCTTGTGCGTCATGAGGAACAATATGACCGGCATAAAGATAGGGCCGTCCTGAAATTTCCCTAACGTAATGCCCGAGATCAACGCCGCTCGACTCGTAGTAATCGATAATCCTGATTTCTCGTCCGATAACTTGTGCAAACCAGATTGCCGTACTGTCTCTAATTCCAAGATCCCACGCTGTGTAAACCTGGGCTGTGGGCTCATACGGAACTCCAGTAATCCGCTTGTCGCCATCGGCCTGAGCCATCAGTTTGCCGTAGTAGGCGCCGATAACAGCTGCCTCAAACGAGCACTCAAACTCTTGGGCATATTGTTCTTCGGTCAGCCCCGCCTTGAGGCTTTCCAATTCCTCGCGCGGAATAATCCCGGTTTCAGAGGCCTTCAGTATTCGCCTAAACCAACCCGGTAGTTCTGCCCCCGTCTCGTCGCGATCGATCTTGTAAAACCAGTCGCGGCCCGCAGGCGTGCCAATGAATGTCGCTGTGCCCTGATGATCCGCCAATGTCGGTCGCATCACCTCGGGCCAGGCCCTTGGGTCCATCTGCGCCGGCTCGTCAATCGTCAGGTCGTCGAAATATAGTCCGCGCATCCGGTCGTAATTGTCTGCGCCGTAAAGCCTGATCCGAGCCCCATTGTGGGGGTACTCAACCCACAATTCCGATTCCGACATCTTCAAGCCGGGAATGGGCGCCGAATAGTATTTCAGATAGGACCAGGCAACGTCCTTAGCTTGGCTATAGGTCGGGGCGACGTATCCGAGCCTCGGAGGCGTTGACGGCCTCACCGGGGCTGTTATCGCCTTCCGTATCTTGTCGTTGATGCAGCCAACGGTTTTGCCGAACCGCCTGTGAGCGACGATCTTGGCAAATCGTTCCGTGCGTTCGTGGTAGGGTTCAAACTGCGGTCGCGGCCTGTAAGGTATGACTACTTTTGCCACGTAACCGTAATCGCGGGATCGCCCTCTTCGCCGCCGATAATCCCCTGCGGCACCTTGCCGTCCAGCCGATCAGCAATCTCTTTGATCGCCGGCACATCGCCCTGCATGGCCTTATCAACCAAAGCCGTGGCGACAGCTTGGAGAGAGGCTTTGTCATCGCCAGCCTCAGTCAAGGCTCGCTGGATAGCTTCCTTGAACGGCTTTGACTTGGGTCGCCCGTTTGGATTGCCAGATTGTCCGGGCTTGAATGGGGTTCCGAATGCCATGTAGGTTTCACTGTTACCGGGCTGTTACCAGCGGAGGGTAAGGGGAGGCTCGTCTGACCGGGGAAAATAAAATACCCGCCTCGATTTCTCGGGCGGGCGCGCAAATCACGATGATGCCCGATTTGCGGTGATTTGGTTTAACCTGTCAAGCGCGTTGAGAGTCATCATCCGATTCCCCACAACTTCGCCAACCGATATCCAGCGTCCCTAAGCATCTCCGTCGCGGCTGCTATGGCCTGCGGCTTATTCCGCCAGCCCATCCGGTAGCCTGCGTTCTCCACGGTATCTTCCGCACAGACAACCCGATCAACGATCTCCGCAATGCGATTGCCGATATGCTCCCGAGCTGTCCGCCATTGCTTGCGATGATGCGCTTGAGCCTCGGTCTTGGCCATTCCAGACATGGAGCCTGGGTCTGATGAAAATATCCGGTTTAGGTCAACCGAGCCCATCCCGGCCTCAAGTCCGGCATGGTGCCAGTGGTGTTTGTATTTCTGCAAGGCAGCGTATTCGACCCCGCCTATCGCATCGCGGTTAAACATCCTGTCCAGCGGTGTATCCCGGATGGTGTGGATTGTTCCTCCCTGCTTGTCATCACCGACTGTGAAATTGCCCTCAGACTTCGCCAGCCGCTCTGCCGTTGGGCCAAACGGATAAGTCGGGTTCTCTCTCCCCCTCTTCGTCGCCGGCACGCCTACGCGGCGGATATTCCTGGTCATTGTGATTGCTGCCCCGTGCATTTTGAAATTTCCTAGACCGTACTCGGTGAAAAGCCACGCTCGATATGCTCCTCAAGCTCGGCATGGTTCTTTGGCTTGAAGGACAAATTGAAATGCTGATAGTGATGCCGAAGTTGATCTTTGGTCGGCGCCGGTTCGGGTTCGACCTTGGTCCCTGGCTCCTCACCAATTCCCCAGTTCTTGCCGTATTTTTCCTTCAGGTGGTCGAGCGTCGGGCGCTCCCGTTCGGTCTCGTTTCTGGCGGCGATCTGGTCCGCGATGCGCTTCTCCCGGGCCACGCTCTCAAGCGTCAACTCATAGGCTTCCATACAAGCGTCGGTCACTTCCTTGACCGTTGGCAGCCAGCTTTTGGCGTGGGGTAGGCCCGTCACTGGATGGGTTACCCGAGTGATTATGTCCTCGGGATAACGCGCGAGCACCGCCGTAATTGCCGCCACGTAGGTCTCTGGATCGTTGGCGTCACCCGTGCGATAGCAGCCGAACAGGAGCCTCGCCCGCTGTGCCGCGTAGCTCGTCTGCGCTTCTTGGCGGGCCATCGAATCCGGCAATCGTTCGGGCGAGATCGTCAGCGGCTTGAATGATTGCGCTCTTGGGTTTCGCATCGGAATTTCCCTTGGTTTTCAGGCTTGCAGCTATCCAGGCCGATGGATCGGCCACCCGGTTTCGGTCGGCGTCCTCGATCAATCCGAGAACGACCACGGCGTCATCGCCGGCGGCTTTCAAGCACTTGCCGACGAACGATCGACAGGCGTCGGGTCCCTTCCCGGTTAGCTCGGCAAGTTTTTTAAGGCCCTCGCTGAAAAGCCGCGTTCGATGATCGGGAGGCGCATCAGCGCCCGAAGCGCTAGCTTCGGAAACTTTTCTGGTATCTAGCCTCTGGGCTTTATCCTCCCCCTTAACCGGGGGGTTAACCCCTCCCTTATTTTGTGAGGACAACTTGGGATTACCCCCGCCTTTACCGTTCTTGCGGTCCTCGTCCGCCTTGTTGTGGTCTCTCACCATCCGCCGAGAGAAAATGATCTTGTCCTCGTTACGGCTGTAAACGCCCGCTAGATCGAGCTCGATCAGAAGCTTGTTGCAGTCGGACAGAGAGACACCCGCAAGGGAGGCTAGCTGCCTGGCGTTGACAGGGCGCCCGCCAATCAGAAGATGGCCGTATGGCTCCGCTTCGTGCATGACGCAAAGCATTTCAGCCCACAGCCCGCGCGCCGCGATCGAGCACATGCGCAGCTTGGCATCACCGCGCCAATCCTGCGGATAAAATTTGAACCAAGGCTTTTTCTTCGGCGTATCGGGCACTCAGATTATCCCCATTGCCGATATGTAGCTTTCAAGAATCGCCTCTTGCTCGGCCCGCTCGTTGGCGTCCTGCTTGCGCATCCGCACGATCGTCCGAAGCGCCTTCACGTCATAGCCATTGCCCTTGGCCTCGGCATACACGTCGCGAATGTCGTCGGAGATTGTCTTTTTCTCTTCCTCAAGACGTTCGACGCGTTCGATGATGGATCTGAGCTGGTCCTTTGAGAACCGGCTTACGCCTTCGCTGTTGTGCCCGATGAGCTCGGCCATGTTAGGGCCCCTTTCGAATTGGTTTCCGGTCCTACGCGGTGAAAACTCTGCCTAAGCATCAGCGATATGCCGTCGATCAGGATATTGCGCATTTGGTCGGTGCCGATCTCGAGCGAGGTAAGCTCGTCGGTGCCGAGTGGCTGGAAGTTCAGGACGTAACGCCCGGCGTCAGGGCTCGTCAGGTAGGCTATCCTCGCAATCATGCCACCGCCCTTTCCGATGCCGTGCCTGGCCCAACCGACAACTCAAAATGCGCCAGGCAATAAGAGCCCACGAGCTTCTGATGACCGCAGAACGTGGTGTGTGGGCTTTCCGAATAGGGCCAGCGGCATTGATCCGGTTCGAGATCAAGTAAGCTCAGGTGAAGCGGCTCGAGCTCGGCGCAGCGCATTTCGATGACGTGGCGCGGTGCGGTTGCCGGCGCGGGTTTGACAATGCGAGGCGCGGCTTGGTCTCGCTTTATCCGACGTGGAAATTTCGGAGCGGGCTTTGCAGGGGAAACGAGCCCCATGCGCTTGCCCTTGCCCACAGCAGAACTACGCGAGAACGAACCGCCAAATAGCGCGTTGATATTTTCAGCGGCTTCCTGATAAGAAAGTCCCTCAAGCTCAATGAATTCTTTCAGAGCTTTGGCCTGCTCGTCCGTCCAGACTACGAAATGCCCCATGTCCCCCAAAGCCCCGTTCAGTTGGCCCTAATTTCTTTCTTCAATTGCCTTGTGATGCGGTCCTTAAGCAGCAGCTCCAATTCCATCCGCCGGATGCTCCTCGGCTTCTCCTGCTCCACTAGTGAGCGCAGGTGAGCAATCTGATGCGGGAGTGCCAGGCGCTTGATCCGCCGGCAGACAAGATGGATTGGAGTGGCCATCGAAGGGCTCCCTGAGTTCTCGGATGACATTGGCCATGTCGGGATCTGTCTTGATCAAATTTTCAATCTTGCGAACGGATGACATCACCGACGTGTGGTCGAATCCGCCGAACCTTCTCCCGATCTCGGGAAGGGAATGGGTTGTCACCTCGCGGCAGAGATACATCGCGATTTGGCGGGGAAGAACGACGCCCTTGAGCCGCCTGCGCTGCAGAAGCCTGGTCCTGTCGATGTTGAATTTCTTGCAAACCGCGTCCTGAACAGACCTGATGGTATGTTTTGGACCGTCCTCGATTGAAAACCAGAAGCGTGTCGATGGGGCTGGGGGATCGCGCAACGCGGCCTCAACAACGGTCTCCCATTTGGTTGCCTTGCTTCGTGCAAGGCTCCTTGCATGGGCGGCAATGGAGGCGTGGAACTGCCGCCGTCGATCAGCAATCTGTCTTTGTGTCGGTGTAAGCTCGATCCCGTGCATTCTGCCCCTGCCCTCTTGTTCCGCCTGTGTGATGCTTGGCGGCTACTTCGCTTTAATCTCTGGTGCGATCCAGACCGCCAATGATGCGAACAAGCCGCTCAAGGCGAGCAATCTCCGCGCTATAAAAATCCTGGTCCTGAGCACGCATTCCTCCGGCGATGGTTTGATATTGTTGGACAAGTGCTGCGGCCTCTTTCCGCGCTGATGCCAACTCCAGTTCGCGCCTCATTTTCTTGATTGCCCGGTGATCCGGGTTCTTGATCTCGTCGTTCCAAAGCGAGCGCGCCATCCTGACCGAAACGCCGATCTTGTCGGCTACTGACCCAAGCCAGCGCGGCTGTTCGCCGTAAGCAGGAGGTCGCCCGGAAAGTGCAATCATCAATTCACGCGTACTCATTTTGGGTAACTTCTCCAACATTTGGAAAACTCCTCTGTCATGGTTGGTCTCATGACGAAGGACACACACGGCAACGACAACGCAGACCCATGGATTGCTCTCTCGGCGGCAACCGAGCGAGCACTAGAACTTCACGAAAAACAGAAGAAACAGCGCGACCCCGAACACAGCGGCGACCGCGCAAAGCATGAAGATGGCCCAGATCAGCGCGATCGCATCGCGGAAGGAGTTAGAAGGATCAAGAATTTCGAGGCGCGCTATAGACGCTGATGGAAGCGGATAAAGTTCAGGCGAAGCCCCTCGCCTGTCACGTCGGCCCGGTTGATCGAACGCCCCCTCGATTGGCCGGGTCGTCATCGTCTTGTGCTCCAGCCAAATAGGAGGGCGACTGCCGCCATTGTCAGAAAGACGAAAATCCCGAGAAGGTGAGGATCGGTCATGACGCCTGCGCCTCCGGGTGGGAGGACTTGACCTCAAAATCTTTAGGGGTGACCAACCCTTTTGTTTTTTCTTCGATCCGCAGCGCCATACCCAGCGACGGGGTTCTTTCGCCTCGAAGGATGCGCGTGATTGTCGAAGTCTCGCACCCGAGCAAGGCTGCGAAATCCGAGGCGTTCTTTTTGTTTTGATCGAGATATTCCGAGAGCGTCATGCCCTCTTATAATTTGCCATATGGCAAATTGTCAACACAGATTTTGCCATATGGCCATGGCTAGAGATAGCTGGATGCCGCAATCTTGCCTAATGGCAAAGACCCATAAGAAATCGACTTATAGATTCAAGGAGTTGCGAAGTCTTTCCGACGTAACGTTGGAAAGGCTCGCGGAGGAGGTGGGGATTTCCGTTTCGCAGCTTTCTCGTTTTGAAAACGGTGAGCGCGAGCCACGAGTTGAAGAATTGTTACGGGTGGCGGCCCGACTGAGAGTCCCGTGGCAGGAGTTTATCGAGGCAGGATCTACCGGCTGGCAGTCTGTCCCGCTGATTTCAAAGGTTAGCGCCGGCAAGCTTCTGCACAACCCGCGCATTGAGGCCCTGGACGAGGATTTTCAGCACGTGCACGCCGCCGGTCTACCGCCTGGTGATTGGGTGGCCTTAAGGGTGGATGGCACCTCGATGGATCGAATATCCCCACCGGATTCAATCATATTTGTGGATCGGCGGGACAAACGCCTGGTACCAAATGGCTGTTACGTGATCGATGATCCAGAAGATGGCGCGACCTATAAACGGTTTAGGCCAGATCCAATGCGCTTCGAACCCGTCACGTTTACCGAAGGGCACAAGACATTCTTCCCTGAAAATGAGCCGCGCATTTTGGGTCGAGTCAAAAGAACGGTACTAGATTTATGAAAAAGAGCATTATTTTCATTCTTACCGCGTGCGCTCTCGCCGGCTGCGCATCCCGTCAAGAGATCGCGACGGACGATGACGCGACTTGTCGGTCCTATGGGGCCGAGCCTGGTAGCCAGGCATATATCCAGTGTCGAATGCAGCGGGATGCCCTACGTCAACAAGACCGAACGGCCCGAGCCGCAGCGATCCTGTCGAGCCCAGGCCCAGTGTTCGAGGTCCCGGGCGGCCCGCAGCCTAGATTCTAGGTTGCAACCCTAAATAGACCCGATAATCTCCCCTCGCCCAAATACGGGCTGGGAGGAAAATCAATGAAAACGGTTATTTTTGCGGGTGTTTTGGCGCTGATTTCAACGGGCGCGATGGCTCAATTCCAGACTTATGGTACCGGATCGAACCCCAACAGCCATTCCAGTTCCGGCTATACCCGCAATAACGGCACCTACGTCCAACCCTACACCTCGACCAATCCGAATAGCACCCAGACCGACAATTACGGCGCCCGGGGCAATTACAACCCCTATAACGGCACCTACGGTACGAGATCACCGAGGTATTGAGGCTGGCCCTAGCCCCTCCCCGCGTCTCACGCCATTTTCCGCACCCGCCGCAGATCCGCATTGATCCTTCCCTGCCAGCCATCGCCGGTCGCCCGGTAGGCGGCTAGAAGGTCGTTATCGAGGCGTAGGGTGACCTGGGTTTTGGTTTGTCCCGCGGGCCTGCCCGGCTTCCGGACAACAGCCTGGGCGATCTGCTCGTCAGACAGCTCCGGAGCCTCGTCATAGTCGGCCCGCTTCAGCTCGTAGCCCTCAGCCCTCGTCAAATCGCTTTTGATATTTCGCTTTTTCTCGGTCATTGCACTTCCTCATGGAGATGATGTGGCGAGCCTCGCCACGTTGGGTCCAAACCACCATGACCATGCGGCCATCGAGGAAGCCGACCGTCTGGAAACGCCGCTCGCCATAGTTGGCGCGGGTATCCTCAGCGGTCAGCGTGTCGCCATCGAGAATGATCGCGGCATCCTCAAAGGCAAGCCCGCGCTCGGCAAAAGTGGCGTCCCGCTTGGCTTGGTCAAAGGTGATTTTCATGAGGATATTTGTAACTACAAAAATATTTGGCGTCAATTAGTTTTTGTAGTTACTTTTACGAGCCATCGCACGATGGTTTTTGCCCACAACCTGATGAGGGATGTGTGGGAGAGCACAACTATTGCATTGCGTCGGGGAGTCCCGCGCGTGTCCAATAAGCGCGATGGCTACCCCTGATTCGGGGTGTCGTTAAAGCCGAAGGGCGGTCCGCGCTAACGGAAACCGCCCTTCATGAAACCGGACCACGGCGCGCGCAGTACGGCTTCTCACTTCCGAGAATCGTTGTACGCTTTTAGTAAGATTTAACAAGCACGCCGTGGTCGTTCGTCACAAGGAACACCACGATGCAACAGCACTTCGATTTGATACCCCACCCGGTCAAAGGCGCCATCATCTACCAGCGCCCCAAGGACGGTTACATAAACGCCACTGCAATGTGCCAAGCGGCGGAGAAGCAGTTCAAGCACTGGAACGAAAACAAGACCACCAAGGATTTTCTAGCAGCGCTTTCGGCCGCGGCCGGAATTCCGACCACGGAATTAGTCCAATCAATCCAAGGTGGGGATCCCCGACACCAAGGGACCTGGGTCCACCCACAGGTGGCTATCAACCTTGGGCAGTGGGTTTCGCCCACTTTCGCGGTCCAAGTGTCGCAATGGGTTTTCGACTGGATGAGCGGCAACACGCCGACGTCAGTCGCCGAAACCGTTCCCTACCATTTGCGTCGGTATGTGACTAACCAGCCAAACGTGCCCGTAGCACACTTCTCAATCTTGGCAGAACTTACGACCCTGTTGATCGCCCCAATGGAATTGATGGGCTACACCCTGCCCGAGCATCTTCTCCCGGATATTTCGCACGGAAAGATGTTCTGCAAGTGGCTCCGCGACGCTCACGGCATCGATACGGACACCCTTCCGACCTACCTTCACATTTACGAAGATGGTCGCCGTGTTTGGCCGAAGGCATATCCTGAGAGACTGCTTGCGGATTTCCGGCGCCACTTCCGGGAAGAGTGGCTGCCTCATTACGCGATCCCGTATTTCCGCTCTCGGGACGGCGAGGCACTCGAGTATCTGCCGAAGCTGATCGCTCGTAACAATCCCAAGAAGATCAACTAGACGCCCCTCGCAGAAGCCCGCCGATTAGGGCGGGCTTCTTGTTTGCCTGTTGCTCCCTCCCCGGCCCTCCGGAAGGAGGGTTGTAGCATTATTTTTTGCCATATGGCAATTTGTTGTTGACTGCGATTTTGCCATATGGCAAACTCTTCCCATCAGCTCAGCGATGGGGACCGCAGATGGCCACTCTCACCGTAAATAACTTGATCGATGAAGAGACCGGCGAGGTCCGCTTGGCGGTTCTCAAGGGTTTGGCCCGCCGTGAGGCAATGCTGACCTACGGGGCGATCACCCCTCGCTCTCTGCGCTCCGGCTTGAAGATGTACGCAGATCGGTTGCCCGAACTGATCTGCGCCTGGCGCCAGCGCCACGGCCTCCCCGTCGAAACCACGATGATCGAACCCTTTGGCCGTCAGGTCGAAGGCGTTCGCTACTCGGCTTTCTGAGGGCGTCATGACCTCCCAGGATCAAGCCAACCTCATGCTCGGCATATGGCAGCACCAGCGCCGCCTTGGGATCAAGCCGGAGGATCGCCGGCTGCCCGGCGACCCCGAGCGGCAGGACAACGTCTCAATCGAGAAACTCGACCGTCAGCTTAATGCGATGGCCGCAACAGCCTTGGGAGTGTGAGCATGTCAACCAAGCTTGAGAAGATCAACATCATTCCGGAGCAGGAGCCGCGGGCGCTATCGGTCATGACGCCGATGGACATGATCCAGCGGGCCGTTGAATCCAACGCCAGCCTCGAAATGGTCGAGAAGCTTATGGCGCTGCAGGAGCGCTGGAAGGCCAGTCAGGCGCTGGAAGCCTTCAACGAAGCAATGGCGGCGGCGAAATCCGAAATCCCGACAATCAGCAAAAATCGCGAGGTGGATTTCACTTCCTCGAAGGGCCGCACTCACTATCGATACGAAGACCTGGGCGGCATCGCAAAGACCGTTCAACCAATCCTTGCCAAATACGGCCTTTCCTACCGCTACCGCGCGACCTCCGCTCCCAACGAGCCTGTGACCGTGACATGCATCATATTTCACCGCTCTGGCCATTTCGAGGAAATCACGCTGACGGCCGGTCGTGACGACAGCGGCAACAAGAACAGCATTCAGGCTGTGGGATCGACCATCACGTATTTGCAGAGGATGACGCTTAAAGCCGCTCTAGGCCTCGCTGTATCGAACGACGACGATGGCAAAAGCGCCGACGCCGGCGACACGATCTCGCTAGAGCAAGTTGAGGAACTGGTTGCTCTTGCTGATGAGGTCGGCGCGGACAAGGAGGCGTTCTGCCGATATTTCAAAGTGGGCGGTTTTGCCGATATCTCTACCAAGGATTTTCCCCGCGCTGTTGCGGCTCTCAACAAAAAGAGGGCTTCAAAATGAGCCATATTATTCAAGGATCGGATGAATGGAAGGCGTTACGGCTCGGCAAGGTAACCGCCTCTCGCGTTGCGGACGTGGTTGCAAAGACCAAATCCGGATATAGCGCCAGCCGCGCCAACTATGCGGCGCAGTTGATAGCCGAACGCCTAACGGGAGTGCCAGCGGAATCCTTCTCTTTCGCCGCCATGCAGCACGGCACCGAGACCGAGCCGGAAGCGCGGGACGCTTACTGCTTCTACCAGGGTGTCACGGTCGAGGAAGTCGCGTTCGTGACCCATCCGAAGATCGAACAGGCCGGATGCTCGCCTGACGGGCTTGTGGGGAATGACGGGCTTGTCGAAATCAAATGCCCCAACACCGCGACCCACATGGAAACGCTTCTCGGTCAAGCGGTGCCGGCCAAATACGAAACACAGATGCAATTCCAGATGGCTTGCACTGGCCGGGCTTGGTGCGACTTTGTTTCATACGACCCCCGAATGCCGGAAAACATGCGGCTGTTCGTGAAGCGCGTTCAGCGCGACGACAAGCGCATCCACGAGCTGGAAACCGAAGTCGCTGGGTTTCTTCTCGAAATGGCCGTCAAGCTCTCGCAGCTCAATAGCCTCTATGGCGACAAGGAGGCGGCATGAGCGACGTAACCCCTCCCGAGCCGTTCGAGTGGGATGGCGAAGTCATGCGCCCGCTCCGGCCGAAACGCGCCGACGCCTTCTACACAGTAGGCGAACGATACATCATGGCGCCCGTTTCTCAGCGCTCCGACGCAACGCACAGGCACGAATTTGCATGGCTGCGCGAAGCATGGCTGAGCCTTCCCGAGCATCTTGCCGATGCACCACACTGCGCTTCACCCGAGCACCTCCGTAAATGGGCACTCATCCGCGCCGGCTACAGCGACAGCCACACTATCACGTGCGCGTCCAAGGCCGAGGCACTTCGCCTAGCTGCTTTCATTCGTCCGATCGATGAATTCGCCGTGGTTGTCACCCAGGGCGCGACCGTTACGCGGTTCACGGCAAAGAGCCAAAGCCGCCGCGCTATGGGCGCTCAGGAGTTTCAGGAAAGCAAAACAAAGATCATGGAAGTGATCGCGCGCCTGCTCGGCGTTGATCCGGCAGCATTGCCTCAGCGGGAGGCAGCATGAGTAGGACCGTTTTGGAGTGGATCGGACGAACCGATGACAGCGCTATTCCTGATCGCGTGAAAGAGCGTGTGGCTCGCAAGGCGGATGATTGCTGCCAGTGCTGCACCAGGCGCATCGCCGGCGGACTGAGAGCGGAGATCGACCACATCATTCCCTTGATCATCGGCGGCCAGCATCGAGAGGCGAACCTGCAACTGCTCTGCCACGAATGTCATGCGGCAAAAACAGTGCGAGACGTGAAGATCAAGGCCAAGGTCGCCCGCCTCCGCAAGCGTGGATTGGGATTCCGAAAGCCCAGGACAATCACACGTTGGCGGAAATTCAACGGAGATATCGTGCACGCCGCACGTGAGCGCTTTTGAACGGAGAATTAGGATGCAAATTTCCTGCCCGCATTGTGGCAAGCGCCTTCGCGGTAACGCGGGTATCCGGATGCACATAATTGTGAAGCATGGCGGCAAGGGTGTCGGAGCGGTTGAGCCAGATGATGACGACGACAACGAGTCGTTTGCCGACCGCGCGATCCAAGCCGAAATTGATCGCGCCTGTGGAATTGAAAACGACGATATCGATTGGTTGCTGCCATGACACCCCACATCCAGCCAGTCATCGGGGAGGCGAAATGAGCCGCGCCTACTACAACGAAAACGACGAATTTGCAGCGGCTTGGCTGCGTAATCTCATCAAAGCGGGGCTTATTGCAGATGGCGAAGTCGATACCCGTTCAATTGTCGATGTTCGACCAAGCGATCTTGCCGGATTCACGCAATGCCATTTCTTCGCTGGCATCGGCGGCTGGTCTTACGCTCTGCGAAAAACCGGATGGAACGATAGCCGTCCAGCCTGGACCGGCTCTTGCCCCTGCCAGCCCTTCTCCCTTGCCGGAGCCCAACGAGGATTTGCCGACGAACGCCACCTCTGGCCCGTATGGCGAGAACTTATCCGCGAGTGCAGCCCTGCAGTCGTCTTTGGAGAGCAGGTTGCGAGCGCTACTGCATGGCTCGGACTTGTGCGAGGTGACCTGGAAGCCTTGGGCTACGCCGTGGGGGCACTCCCGATACAAGCCGCGAGCGCGGGTGCGGACCACCTTCGGGACCGATATTGGTTCGTGGCCCACGCCGACGACACGGGATCACAAGGACGGCGGGTACTGTCCGAACGTGCCAGTGAATGGGCTGCTGGGGCGGATGGTATGGCCTACGCCGACTGCGAGCGCGGACAAGTCGATCAGAACGCCGGAGGGCGCAAGGACGGAAGTGGCGCGGGGTCGCTCACCGGATTTAGCGGCCATCGCGATGGCGATGTACCCTACGCCACGAGCCAACAAATGGGGGCCACCGGACAGCCACGGCAACACGGCGGCTTGGACTTGGCCGACGCCAACTGCGATGGAGCCCGAGACAAATCCGGAGACGGTGCTAGCCCGCAAGAAGCGGCTGGGCAACGAACCAGGCAAGAAATGGCAGGGGCAATCGATGCCTCTCGGCACGATGGTGCAGCCCTCGAATGGGTCATCGGAGCAGACGGGAAAGCCAGGCGCGTTAAACCCGGAATTCGTCTGCTGGCTCATGGGGTATCCAACCGAGTGGGTAAGCTGCGCGGATTTGGTAACGCGATCGACCCGCGCCCCGCGGCGGCGTTCATCGAAGCGTACATGACCTCCCAGCATTCTCAACAGGACCGTGCAGAGGGGCAGTCATGATGATCGTTTGGCTTGGGATGACTTTATGGATTGCGCTCGCGTTCGTAGCGATGGGAATAAATCGGCGCTTGGACCGCATAGCGACTGCGCTGGAATCCAAGGGTAACCAGTCATGACCGACCTCGCCATGGCAGCTTTAATCGTCCTATCCCCATTCATTTGGGGGTCTTTTATTTGGTGGGGTTTGGCCCGATGACCGACGAAGCAACCCGGCTGGCGCTGGCGGATGAGATAGAGAATTCCAATGGCCTTGTTCGCATGGTCCCAGGTCAAGGATACGTCGAGCTTGGGATCGAAAAGACCTCGATGGTAATTGCCGCCCTCCGCGCCATACCGCGAGAGCCCATCGCGCAGGGGCAGAGGGAGGCGATCAAGCGAGCCGTTTATCAGGTGGTAAATGCGCCGCCTGAAATGTCGGTCAGGCGACCTTTGGCTGAGCGAATTATTGACGCCATCCTCGCCACCCTCCCCCAACCCCCTGTCGGGGCGTGTAGAGAGGCGGTGATCGAGCAATGTGCAAAGCTTTGCGATGAAATCGTCGCTCGTGCTGACAGATGTATGAATGACCCAAAGGCTGCACGTAAGATACTGGCGGCATTTGGTAACGGTGCAATGGAGTGTGCAGTAGAAATACGCGCCCTCGCCCCATCAGCCCAAGAGGGGGAGACGGACGATCTTCTGTCGTTCGTTCAATTCGTTGCGGACGGTTGGGATAACCAGGACATAAACCACGAGGATTTCAGGGCTCGCGTTGGACGCGCTGCGCTTGAATTGCTGGCCTCCCCACATACGCGCCCGGAGCGTGGAGCATGAGCAACATCAAACGCCGAGAGACAATGCGAGCGGAGATGAAGCCAGATATGTATGGCGGGCCAGAGTGCGACCAGATGCAGCCGCGTTGGTGGACCTATGCTGATGGCGACAAGGATGGAGACTTTGAGCACCAACCCTTGACGCTCGATGCCAAGATGTTCCCGCCTGGCACCGTCATTTCGGTTGAGGAGCCGGTCTGCCCAAAGTGCGAAGAGTCGCGCGAACCCAACTGCAAGAACGGGAAGTATCTGCCCGGCTTCGTCTCGAAATGCCGTTGCGGGTTTAATTGGGACGATTGGACGGGGAACGAATACTCATGACTATTCACAGCATCGATCGTGACAGTGAGGTCCGGTCATGAGCCAGGTTTGCCCATTTTGCGGACATGACCCTTATCATTATGTCGATATTGGCGTGGGCTATGAAGCCGTCGCAGTAACCTGTTGCGAACTCGGCATCGAGCTTTTCGATCATCGCAATACTGGCGATGTCAGTATGTCTCGCGAAGAGTTTTACGAGATTGCCGCAAAGCTTATGGATTATCGGCGCTTCGCGGAAGAGCGCTTTGATGGGCTGGCGCAAATCGAGGCTGTTTGTATCGACAATGAACCCGCCTCTTGTCGGCATGATCTTGCATTGAAATTCGTGCGTGATGTTGCCGCCAAGACGATGGCCAGTGAACGATCTCCCCAGGAGAACGCTGATGGATAATTCGATCCAAGCCATTTTCGTTCTCGTCGGGGCCGCCTTCTCAGCCATGGTTGTCGGCGGCTCGTTGATCTTTGGGATCGCTACCGTTTGCCGCTGGATCGGCTGGGCTCCCGTCAACCTAAATGTCCACATCCACAATCATTTCGACGCCCAAGGGAGCGATGCCAATGAGTGAGCGCACGCCCACGCCGTGGGCCTACCGCCCAAAGAAATACGATGACTGGGGGTTTATCCGTGGCGCTGATGGCGACGTTGCGTGCGTCGCGCGAGGCGAAACAAGCGAGCCGCATGACGCTCACCGTGCCGCCGGCACCGACCCCTACGGCCCCAACGCCGCCTTTATCGTCAAGGCCGTAAACAATCACGATCAACTCGTTGAGGCACTAACGCAAGCTCTTGACCGCCTTGAAATGATCGCTCAGGGCCGGAAACCGAACGCAACCGCTTTTATTCCTCAAATAGATGCAGCGATTGAACGCGCTCGATCCGTCCTCGCATCTGTGTCCGCACCGGGGGATGGGAAATGACAATCACGCAACGCATCCGCCGCATCCGGTGCTGGTTGCGATACTACCACCGCAACTCTCCTGAAATTGGCCGATTCCGGTACGACTGCCCCGGCGTCTGCTGCGATTGCGGAATTGTCGGAAACGGCGTCGAGATCGATGGGGAGTGATGCCAATGGGTGACGAGGCAGACGCAATGTGGGACGCGGAAATGATCGAGCAGGGGCGCGAGGATGCATTGCGCGCAATGCAGACTGAGCGCCCCGCCAAAACGAGATGCCCGACGTGCGGCAAGCTGTTTAAGTGTGTCGATGCTCACCACCTCGTCAAGCATGGCTGTTTCGTTCCTGTGGGAAATGCTGGGGGTAGGTCATGAGCTACGCCGCGAGCTTACGACAACAGGCAAAATGGATACGAGAAGCCCTCGACCCGGCCACAGACGATTTGCAGCGGATTGACCTTGGCGATGTCGATACCGAGGAATTGGACTTCGCTGCCGACTATATTGATGTGCTGGTCGAAGCGCTGGAACTTATTGCCAATATGGCACCAGCTTCAACCGAAGTGACCCTGGCCCACAACATGGCTGAGATCGCAGAGAATGCGCTTTCATCCAAGGTGCCTCCGGCAGAACGTGGGGGCGAGCAACATGGGTGAGCATAGCCCACTACCGTGGCGATTTTCACCTTGGCATTTAGAGGAAGGACCGTCTGCCGTTCGAACCGGCCAAGGCGAAAATTACATCATCTGCACGACGGCGAGCGACGAGGATGCCGCCTTCATCGTCAAGGCATGCAATGCGCACGCCGCGATCGCTAAGGCGCTGGACGACATCGAGGCACTCTCCGACAAATGCATCAATTTGGAGCGATATAGCGCGGAATCGGCCCTTGATGATCTCCAAGCTATTCGCCGTGTGATTAAACTGCTGAACCGGCCTATGGGGGCAGTGCGGTGAAGATCGGCTACGCTGACCCGCCATATATCGGCTGCGCGCATCTTTACGCCGATCACCCCGACTATGCCGGCGAAGTCGATCACGCCGCCCTGATCCAGCGGCTGGAGACAGAGTTCGACGGCTGGGTGCTGCACGCATCCGCTACCAAGGACTCCATGGCTATCCTCGCGCCATTGGTCGCGCAGACGAACGCCCGCTGGTGCTCGTGGGTGAAAGGCTTTGCCGCCTTTAAGCGCAATGTCTCCGTCGCATATGCCTGGGAGCCGGTCATCATCAAGCCGGCGCGCAAGCCCGTCGTCAGCAAGCGCCAGGTAAACCGGGACTGGATTCAGGAAAGTATCACCCTCAAACGTGGCCTGACGGGCGCGAAGCCGGCCGCCGTTTGCCATTGGGCATTCGAACTTGCAGCGGCACACCCTGACGACGAGTTGACTGATATTTTCCCCGGCACCGGAGCCGTGACGGAGGCGTGGCGAACATGGCGCGGCAAGTTCACGTTGCCCCCTTTTCAGTTGGAGGCAGCGGAATGACCCCCTCAATCTCTTCGCAGGACCGCTCATGACCGGCGCGCCCGAAAACCCCGATTTCCTGACCGACGTCCAGATCGCCGAGCGCTGGGGCGTCTGCGACAAGACGGCTCGCCGGGCCATGAAGGCGCTGGAGCGGGCCGG